ACCCAGGTTAGCTGCGCCATGGTGGTTCTTGCCACGGCCGTGCAGGGAAGGGCAGGAGAAACGCCCACAGAGGACAGGTTGACGAATGTAGACATTTAAGCTCCTCCGCCTTTATAAACCTTTGTGATCCAGACATTAACATCGATGTAGTTGATACTGCTTGACATCGTACTATAGCCCTGCGGAACATGAGCCGCATTATGCTCATACTGCTTTGCAAGGCTGCTGGCGATGCCAACATTCAGCGGCTGCCTGATAATTGAGATCGCAGGGGTGGTAACAGTCATCATTTACCTTTGTGCGCTGCGGTATTCTCCTTGATCTTGGCTGAGGAGAATGGGGAACCGCCAGCCCGACCGCCACGGGCATACTTGTCCATCCGGGCCTTGGACTTCTTGCCCATGACCTTGCCACCCTTCTTGAAGCCGTTATCCTTGGACTCGGCTTCCTTCATGACCTCACTGTCAGCGGCATTATATTTACCGCGATGCCCCATTTCAGACTGGTCCTTGCCGCCGCCACTTTCGCGACCACCCCTTTTGAACTTCGCTGCTTTACCGGCCATGGATGGGCCTCCTTTAGACAGAACTAAAATGCGTCGGACCAAACAGCGCCGATGCATCGGCAGTGCCAATTGCCTGCATCTGCAGGGGCGATGGCTGAATGAACATCTGCACGCGATAGTTACCGCCAGCCGCCACACTTGACGTATAGGTTCCGCGAACATCTGGCGTGGTTGAGCCTTGGGTTGGGTAAGTCGAACCCAGCACCACGGTTACAGAGGATAACAGGACAGCCTGATTGTAAGTATAAGCATTTGAGGATACCGACACGCTGGCAAACTGGCCGACATAGTTCAGACGCGCGGGCCAGCCGTAAACATCAGCCACGCCAATCCACACACCGGTCGAAGTCCAAGTGGTCGAATTTGTGACCGCGCTGATATACTTGAAGGCCTTCTGACTTGTGACCGTAGAGCTACCAGCTACGCTCCCAGACGAGATAACCGATTCGGTCATCTTGTAGCCATACATATCACGACCGGCGATGGTATAGAAACCGGCATTGGTGGTTGTGCAGGAATTGAAGGTAATGCAGCGGCCAGTTCCAGCCGCCGGGTTCCACATCACGATGTTGCCACTTTGGCCATAGGGCACAAAAGCTGCCGTGCTATCAATGGCCCAAACCGTCACGGCTTGCCCAGTCTCCGGAGCTACAATTTGTGTCTGAATGAACCCAGCACCCGTTGCACTGATTGTAACGTTCTGCCCGCCACCAGTTACAACACCGCCATTGACAAGACCGTTGGTTGATACTGCGGATGGAATATAATCTATGAAGATTTCGCCGTTATAGAACGCGGCGATTTGATTGGCGGAAAATCCAATTGCAGCTGAGGAATTGGGGTTGGCGGAACCTCCGGGATTGTAACGATAGAACGGACGCGGGTCCATCATGCCCGTACCGAGATCGTCTACCGAAGGTCCCCGATCCTCATTGTACTGCGCGGCAGCACCGGACGACGTGACGGTGATGCCATACTGGACGGATGGGCCAGAGTTTGCGTTGATGACCATCAGGCAACTCCCGAATTGGAAAACTCGCCGTGGATTGCCGCGATGGCATGCTTTCGATCCTCGAAAGCCTCTTCAGCAGTATCCCACGATTGTTTTGACCAACTCATCTTGTTATCAACCCTAATATGCCATTTCCATTTTCGACCGCATAGAGCGACACCTTTGAAGCCGCTGGTATTATTCTTTGCCTTCTTTTGGTTCCACTGCTGCTCTGAAGGTGTGGCCTCCCGTAAGTTCTCCAATCTATCGTCTAACGTTTCACCGTTAGCATGATCGATTGTCTGTTTAGGCCAACGACCATGAACTAAAGCCCATATCACATGCGTACTGGGGTATCGTTTACCATCGATAGAAACAGATCGATAACAAGTTCCGTTTTCCTTTGTCCTTCTTACACATCCCGCTGGTGACCCAGCCCGTACTCGCTTTCCCCTGTTTCCACCACCGACAGCAATAACCCAATACAGGCTTCCAGTTTCAGGCTCGTATCGCAGTAATTCTTGCACCCGCGCGATTGAAGTCCTAGGCTTGTCCGCTTTCCTTGACATGATATCCTCCTTTTAGTATAAGGGGGTATATCACGTCTAGGGTTATCCATCAATGTCCTTTCTTGTTTTTACCAACCACTTGATTTTCATCACGAAGTTGGGAAGTTGCCATAAACTGATCTCCAATCGTAATAGCCAAAGGAGTATCGCTGATAACCCTTTACAAGCAGGTTGTCAGTGGTAAATTCGACACTCATGTCCATTTCGAAGGGGATGCGGTCCATGTAGATCAGGCCATCCACGTTGGTCAGCAGGAACCACGCAAACGAACTGGTCAGGTAATCATTGATGATGAAGCCTTCCTTGAAGCTGTCGTTCATGCCAAGGATGGCGTTCACGTCGTTGTCTGCCGTGCCGGGCCGAAGCTCTGACCTGAACAGACGGAGCGCAATGGGTTCCAACTGTGTGGGAATCACAGCCTTGCGGCCACGGGCGTAGATTTTCAGGCCCGCATTATCCCGCCACGTCGAACGGACCGAGATACCTGCATTGAGCAATGAGGTCTCGTTGAGGTCTTGGTCGGTGCCCGGACGGTTGCCGATGGTATTGCCGTCAATCGGATGGGTCGGCGAGAACAAGGCCTGCCCATCACCGCCCACGGCATTATTAAAAGTCGTACCTGTATTGAAGACATTGGCACCATAGATTTCTTCCGTTTGCTGGAAAGATGCCATCAGACCATCGTTGGATGGGCCAAACTCTGCCTTGTAGAGATTGTCATCGATGGCCTTGCGGGTGATGGCATAACCAAGGCCGATCTCGTTGTGCTCTTGGTTATACACATAGCGCTCGCCAGCCGCATTGTCGAAGGCGGTCACACCACCTTCCTGCTTCAGCTGCGCGAGCCCCAGATAACGCATCGAGGCCCGGCGCTCTAGCGCCATCTTCGAATCAGTGGTGCGGAAGAGTTTCTGCCACTGACGTTCGATCTGTTGATACTTGCCGCTGACTCCCCAGAGCTTAAAGCCCCGGCAAGAGCAAATCGCGAATCTGCGCTAATGCTACTGGCACGGGAATCCTAACCTTTCTCGTTGCACTGAAGGTGCGTAAATATCATAGCGCAACAGTACTATGATACTACGAAGGACCTTCCTCGAAAGAGAAAGGCTGGGCGAAAAACATGGCCTATGGTCCATCTTTCCCATTAGATACCAGTGGTATTCTTTCGATCCCAGTTGTTGGGCGCGACAATCACGATGTTGCCGAGGCTGGTGTTGTCTGTGCCGTTCTGGCCGGGCGGCACCCAGTTGGAATAAAGGTCCATCAGGCGGAACGGCAGGGTGTTGGTTGTCGCAAAGCTAGAGCTATTCAGCGTCACATTGGACACACCGGTTAGAGTGTTGCCCATCGAAGATGTGCCTGAACTAAACCCAAAGTTCAGGCCAATGTATGAAGCTGAAATAACTGACCCGGTGGTGCCGCCTTGACCGGTCGAGCACTGCACCGTCCACAACATTTCAGGGTCGGTGGACACCCACGCCGCAGCATCCAAGGTGCCGGATGATGTCAACACGGACCCGGGAAAATACGGCTGCCATGTTTTGCGGGCAATAGCAGGCAGGTAGTATTCGCAGCCCATGAAGATGCCACGAATCTGGCCATTGCCAGAAATGGTGGACCCGCCGACGACATACGGTCCTGCCGAGGATGTGCAGACTGGATCACCCGTGAAATACAGATTGGCGTCGCTGGATGCGATGGTCAGCTGTTCGAAACCGCCGGTCGGCGGGCTGCCGTCCAGACGGCGCCACTGACGAAAGCCAAAGGGTGCGATGGTGTTGACCATGGTAGCTCCTTACGCAGATGTTGCGTTGAGTGAGCCACCACAGCGCGTGATGGAGGGGATTGGTCCAGCGCGAACCGAGAATTATGGCATTGTTATGTCAGGAACCCAGGAAAGTCAAATTACTCGTCATCCTTAGGAACGACAAACGGTTCATAGGATTTTTTAACGCCGGATACCCGGCGGGCACT